CTTTCAAATTCCCCGGCAATACTGCCGTTCTTTCTTTCTACGTGAAGAAGGGTAGTGCTGCGCCGAATACTTTCTCGGCTACTATTAACTCTGGTACGGGCACTGACGGTAGCGCCGCTAGCATGGTTTCGGCTGGCTGGACGGGCGAAGTTTCCAATTCTTGCACCATCACTCCTACTACTTCTTTCGCGCGATATACTTGCTCTTTCCCGATTGCCGCGACTATGAAGCAAATTGGCGTATCGTTCTCTTTCACTCCTACGGGCGTTTCCTCGGCTAACCAGTGGTTTGAATTTGCTGGCGTTCAGCTTGAGGCGGCAACCATTTCGGCTTCGTGGGCGGCGACTTCTAACTACCTTGTAGGTGAAACTGTAGTTGCTAATGGTAATCTCTACTCTGAAACTGCCACTACTTGCACTTCGGGCACTATCGCGCCGTCTGGTACTGGTAATTTCGTCGATAGCACTTGTACTTGGAAGTATGTTTCTACTTTCGCTGTCCCGGTTGTGGCGTCCGGTTTTGACTTTCGCTTTGCTGGGTTGGAACAGGTTCTTCAGCAGCAGTATTATTGGGAATGGGACGAAACTGTTAGCGCGAATACTGATAGTCCGTTCCTTTGTGTTGCACAGTCCACTACCGTTGCGGTTTGTAAGGCGCGCGCCGCTGTAAACTTCCGCGTTGCGCCGACTATTACTTGCGCGTTTGGCACTCTGAAACGTATGGTTGCCGGTACGGGTACGGCCTTAACTGCTTGTGCAGCCGCCGCGACTACTAACGGCGTTTCGGATGTAAATGAAGTAACCATCACTGCGACTGTCGCGGCTGGTGATACTGCTGGGTTCTCGGGAACCCTTCTCTCCGGTAACTCCACCGGCGGCGGCAAAATTACCGCGTCTGCCGAATACTAAGTCATCTTAAGGAAGGGGAAAATAAACCTCCCCTTCCCCTTTCTAAAGTAAATGGCATATCCCGTTTCTTTTAGAAAGGTATTCAAGATGACTTATCGGATTGAAACTGAGGAAGAGCTTGAATATAAATATGGAGATTGGGAAGAAGAAAGAGTAGTGGCGCCGGGAGATAAGGGCGGAATTAGATATATTTCTTATGGGTCGCCATTAGCCACCTTTGATGAATTTTCTCAAATGAATAGAGATAAAAATTGGGTGCCAAATTGGCCGAGGAATTAAAATGAAAAAGCCCAAAATGACTCTAAAACAATACGAAAAATCTAGCATTGATAAGAAACTTGATAAGCAAGAGTTAAAATTAGTCAACAAAGGTAAAAAGCCAAAGCTTAAGAAATAATGGAACAGTTTGAAGCAAATATCGCGTTCGCGCCCGTCTACGAGGACTTATTCCGGCCTAGTCGTTATAAAGTTTACTATGGCGGCCGCGGTTCGGGAAAGTCCTGGGCCTTTGCGCGCGCTCTTATTTGTATCGCTGTTCAACGTAAAGTACGAATTCTTTGTGCGCGCGAACTTCAGACTTCTATTACGGACTCAGTTTACAAACTTCTTTCTGATCAAATTTTTGAAATGGGATTTGGCGCGTATTTCGAAGTTCTTCAAAGTTCTATTCGCTGCATTGAGACCGGATCGGAATTTGTATTTGCGGGCCTTCGGCAATCTTCTGTAACAAAGATCAAATCCTTTGAAGGTGTTGATTATTGTTGGATTGAAGAGGCCCAGGTAGTTAGTAAAAAATCTTGGGATATTCTTATTCCTACTATTCGTAAGGAAATTAAGGACGCAAAGGGTAATATTCTTTCTCAGTCTGAAATTTGGGTGAGTTTTAATCCAGATCTAGAAGATGATGATACGTATGTAAGGTTTATTAAGCGGCCGCCGGGCGACGCCATTATTAAAATGGTTTCATGGCGTGACAATCCGTGGTTTCCTGAAGTCCTTCGTAAGGAAAAAGATGAGCTTCAGGAAAAAGATTATGATGCGTATTTGAATGTCTGGGAAGGTCATTGTAAAGTAATTCTGGACGGCGCCGTTTACGCTGATGAACTTCGCGCGGTGATGTTAGAAAAGAGAATTACGCGCGTTCCGTGGGATCGTACCACCGCAGTACATACTTTCTGGGATTTGGGATGGGCTGATAGCACGTCAATATGGTTTGCACAGCAGGTTAATTTTGATATTCGCATTATCGATTATTATACTAATTCCCAAAAGCCTATCGCGCACTACTTAGAAGTTCTTCAGAAACGCCAATACATCTACGGCACAGATTGGCTTCCTCACGATGCTAAAGCAAAAGACCTTCGCACTGGAATGACAATTGAGGAAATTTGTAAAAAGTCGGGCCGTTCTGTGCGAATTGTTCCTAAACTTTCTCTTAACGACGGTATTAACGCTGTACGTACTATTCTCCCAAATTGTTGGTTCGACGAAGAAAAATGTGCGGAAGGGTTAAAGTCCCTTAAACACTATCGTTATGAAGTAGATGAGACTGCGGATAAGGAACATAAGCAGTTTAGTAAAGTTCCCGTGCATGATTGGTCTTCGCACGGCGCTGATAGTTTTAGGTATTTGGCGTTGAGTATAGGTAGAAGTGGGTTAAGACCGAAAGGTCATATACAGCCTGCGCCGCCCAATAGTGCTAGAAGATTTTTCGGCTTTGGCCGTACCCAAAATGTTAGTGAAGGCAATCAAGGCCTTGGTTGGATGAAATAAAGGATTATATTATGCCTAAGAAAAATTCAACGTCTGCTTTTTTCCAATATGGGCCGCGCCTCATTGATGGTTCTGATTTGGATAATTTACTTGCTGGTAATACTTCCTTTCAGAGCATTTCTATTGCCAATGGCACTGCGGCGGCGCCGGCTTTAATTTATAATTCCGTAACTTCTAATATTACTGCGCTTGCCGGTGGCGGACAGACTGGCGCTACGCAGCTTTATAATGAAGTCAATGTGATCACTACTGTAGCTAGTCGCGGCGATAGCGTCCTGCTTCCTGTGTCTTCTTTTGGCCTTGAAGTTTGCATAATTAACTTAGGCGCTAATCCTGTTTCGGTTTATCCTCAAGTTGGTGACGCGATTAACGGACTTGCAGCGAATGCCGCTGTTACCGTACTTCCTAATTCATGCGACTTCTTTGTATCTCCGGCCCCTGGTAGCTGGTATGGCGAATTCGGTTCTGGTTTTAGTGGCTCGCTTATTACTATGTTATCTCAAGATAACATCACTGCTACTACTGGCGGCCAGGGCGGCGCGTTCCAGCTTACCTCGGACTTTAATCGTGTTACTGGCGGTTCGGCTGGATATGGCGTAGTTCTTCCGCCTAGCGCCGCCGGCCTGGACGTCCTTGTTCTTAATCACAGCGGCGTAAATATTCAAGTTTACGGCAATGGTAATGATCAGATTGACGATATTGCTGCGTCTACTGGCGTTAATCAAATGCCTAGCTCGGTTGTTCTTTATACGAGTTATAGCGCCGGCAAATGGTATACTAACGGCCTCGCTACTGGTTATGCTGGTAACGGACTTGAAACTGTTCAGTTCGCCGATAATATTACTGCTGCTGCCGCGCAGAATGGTATTGTACTTACCGGCGCCATTAATAATGTCACCACTGTAGCATCAAATAATGGCGTAACGCTGCCTATTTCTACCCCAGGCATGAGCGTTACCATCCAAAATGGTGGCGTTAATCCTCTTACTGTGTGGGGCAACTCTAGCGATACGAGCGTAACCATTAATGGTGTTGCCGGCGCAACGGGCATTATTCTTAATCCTGGCGCCGTTGGTGTATTTAATTGCACTACTGCCGCCGCCTGGATTTGCTCTGCAACTAGCACTAAAACAGCGGCGGTCAATACTAATGCGTCAAGCTCGGCCTCAACTGTATTAACTGCGGCTAATATTTCCGGCGCGACTAATAACGTCGATCTTATTATGACCGGCGCGATTACTACCGCTTCAAATATTCAGCTTCCCACAGTTTCCAGTTTGATTAACTTACTTCACAATCCCTCAGTTGGTACTAGCTACCGTCTTCGTATTATTAACCAGGGCGGCTCTTCTTCAGGCGTTTGGACCGTTACTACCAATACCGGCTGGGGCACTGTTAATAATCTTGGCGTTGGCTCCGCTAACATTCCAATTTCTGGCGGCTGGCGCGATTTTGATGTGACTATTACAAGTATTGGATCTGCTACCGCGACTATCCAAACTGTCGGCGTTAGTTCTGGTACTTTTTAATTAGGGTAACTTATCTTGGTCGAACTTTACTCTGACGCTGATCCTGAATATTTAAATTTGCCTCCGGTTATAAGCGAAGCTAAAAAGCGCTTTAACCGGACGCAAACCTATGAGGCGCGCGCTAGGGCGAACTACGTCAACGATATTAAATTTGCAAATGCGGATGCCTACAATGGATGGCAATGGCCAAATGATTTGCGCCGCACGCGTGATTTGGATGACAAGCCAACTCTTACTATTAATAAAACTCAGCAACATAATCTCCAAATCATCAACGACGCTAAACAAAATAAGCCAGGTATCCGCATTCGCCCAACTGGCAATGGGTCTACTTTCGAAGCGGCGCAAATTTACAATGGAATTATTCATCACATTGAATATATTTCCAATGCTCAAGCCGCTTATATGAATGCTGTTCAATTTCAGGTTGAAACTGGATGGGGATTTTGGCGCCTGAGTACGGACTATGCAGGTCCAGAAAGTTTTGACCAAGAAATTTTCATCAATCTTATTCCTAATCCCCTTGCTGTTCTTATTGATCCTGATGCAAAGGAAATCGATAAGTCCGATATGACATTTGCTTTTATCTTTGAAGATATTGAAAAAGATGAATTTATGGCGATGTATCCGCAATATAAGGATATGACGCTTAATGCGGCGCTCGGGGCCGAAGATGAATGGATTACGCGCGATCATGTCCGTATTGCGGAATATTTTAGAAAGGTAAAAAATAAGGAAAAATTTGTGCGCATCCGTCATCCGTTAACTGGTCAAATGTTTCAAGGTTATCTTTCTAAAATAGAAGAAAAACATCATGAGGCTATCCTCACCGATCCCGATACGCTTTGGCGCGAAGTTGAACTTGATCAAGTCGAATGGTATTTAATTATCGGCGAAAAAGCGGTCGAAAGGAAGATTTGGCCGGGGCGGTATATCCCGATTATTCCACTTTTTGGGCGCGAGACTTTAATTGACGGCGAAATGGATCGTAAAGGCCATACAAGGGCTTTGATCGATCCTCAAAGAATGTACAATTATTGGACCAGTTCCGCTACAGAACAAGTTGCGTTACAAAGTAAATCTCCTTATGTTGCTCCTGCTGAAGCCATTGAAGGGTATGAAACTTACTGGGAAAGCGCGAATAATGTAAATCATTCGGTGCTTCCTTATAATGGCCTTGACGATGAAGGTAATCCAATTGCACCGCCGCAACGTCAAATGCCGCCTGAAATGGCCCAAGCATATATTCAGGGTTTGCAGATTGCCTCTAATGAAATGATGATGGTTTCTGGACAATACCAAGCGATGATGGGCGCGCCCGGAAATGAACGTAGCGGCAAGGCTATCACGGAACGGCAACGCCAAGGTGACAATGCTACTTATCACTTCGTTGACAATCTCGGGAACGCGATACGCAACACTGGAAAGATGTTGCTGGACCTTATCCCAAAAATCTACACTGAAAAGCGCATAATGCAAATTATGGCGGATGACGGAACCGATATTGAAGTTGAAATTGATCCGAAAGCTCAGCAAAGTCTTACCAAGCATGTTGACCATGAAGGTAAAGTAATTCATCGGATTTTTAACCCAAATGTGGGAAGATATGAAGTTCAGGCGGATATTGGGCCTGATTATGGTACAGGGCGGCAACAAACTTTTGATGCGTTGACTACTATTATTTCTCAAGCGCCGGGCCTTATGAATGTTATTGGGGATTTGTTGCTTAAG